TTGGTGCTGCCGAACTGATGCGTAGCCGCCTTTGGCTGAAAGTCGGACGTGCCGACCTCGACGCCCTGGCGGGCGAGCAGGCGGTAGGTGATGCTGCCCATGAGCTTGCCGGTATCGCGCAGCGGCTGCCCGCCGAGGCGGCGGCCCTTGTTCGCGGCCTGGGTCGCGGGGCTCAAGGGCTTCCAGGGCGCGCCGTAGGGCGACCGGCCCTCCGCGAACCCCAGCTTGATCTCGTCCACCAAGGACGAGCCGATCTCGCGGAAGGCGGGCGCGAGGTCCCGCGCGTGGTCGCGCAGCTGCGCCAGGGCGGCGAGGACGGCGCGGTCGTCGAGCTCGATGGAGATCATGGCGCGGCCCCCAGGATCCGCCCGACGAGCTGAGTTGGCGTTTTGCCGCGGGTGCCGCGCCTGAGATTGAGATTATCCCACTTGACCAGGCGCGCGCCGACGGTCTCGCCGACCGGGGGAAGCGCCTCGGGGATACGGCTGAGCGCGGCCAGACCCTTGGCCGTCAGGCGCAGTCCGGAAAAACGCCACTCGAACCGGCCGCCAACCTTCGCCTGGTAGACCAGGTAGCCCTCGGCGGCCAGGAACTCCACCGTGTCGTGGAGAAGCCCGAGGCGCTCAGGTGACGTATCGTGGCTATCCCAGGGGTCGGCCGAGTCTGCTTCGCCGGCCCGCGGGAATATCCCGTACAACACCGCAAACAGCGAGGCACAGCACCGGTTGAAGTCGTCTATGTTCTGGCACATGCGATGCCCTATACTGTAACAAGCTGGCGGGGCGAGATTCCGGTGTTTGCAGGAACGCAACCGGATGAAGTGGGTCTGTGGGGCCTGCAACCCATTTAGATTCGGAACCCCCGCCGGCTATTTCCAATACTTCAAGTCGCCGAGACGATGCGCGTTCATCTTCTGGGATGACGCCTGCATCACGTTCCACATCAGACTCCCGTCTGAGTTGACCCGTACTACCACCATGAAATCTCGGCGGCCGCGGAAGAGGCCGATATAGCGGTTTCGCAGAACGTCGGGATAAGCGACCTCCCAAATCTCGAACGGATCCTCCAGCGTCGGGACGATGAAGTTCGCGTAACGTTCCCTGGCGTCGGCCTCCTTCCCCACCATGTGCGGCAACCAGGCGTGCTGCACGAAGACGGTCTCTTTCGGCGTGACCACGGTCCTGAGTGGCGCATCGGCGGCCACGCCAAGCGCCTTGGCCATGACATCGACCGCCGCCTCGCGCGAAGCGGCCCGCTCGAGCAGCGCCGGCGACGGCAGCCTCAGCTCGTCCTTCACGCGCCGCAGGTCTGGGCGGTCAAAGTCCTTCCAGGTCTTCTGCCCTGAGAGCGGCAGAAGACAGGCCTCCCCCTCGGCGAAATTCCGCGCCACGAGGGTGACCAGGTCGCAATCGGGAACAGAGGCTGCAGGATCGACGGGACGTGGCGCTGCGCGAGCGCGTTGCTGCGCCTTGGCGACGACTTGTGACGATGCGACCGCCTGCTTCTTCGCCGCGGCCGCAGCCAGCGCCTCGTCCTGCCCTTTCGCGGGGTGGTAGTCCCAGCCCTTGTCGGGCTGTGCATCGGGGGTCGGCTTGGTGCCGTAGCCGCGGGCCTTGGCCTGGGCTTCCGACAAGGCTATTGCACCGCAACGACACCTAAACCCGTTCGGTGGGAAATGCGTTCCCCACCACGGGTCATCGATGTGCGCAATGTGGTTGTCCATCGCCCGATGCGCCGGCCGGGTACGCCCGTCGTTGATCGCGTCGTACATCAGGTACGGCCGGCGGGCCTTGTTGCTCTCGAGCTGCTCCCAGCGGCCGATGTTGTAGTGGGTCTGGGTGGCCGTGCGGAAGATGTTGTCGAGACGATCTGCTGGCAGCTTGCCCAGATCGGGCGCGTCGGCGAGCACGGTCTTCCTCCAGTCCCGGAAGGTCTGACCGGTCTCGGTGGCGGCCGACAGGGAGTCCATCACGCTCTGCACCTGGTCGAGAGCGGCCAGGCCCGACACCGTGAAGGCGCGGGAGCGCATCGCAGCCGGCAGGTGCCCGTAGAAGACCTCCGGGAGGACGACACCGCGGGCCTTGGCGGCCGCGATGGCCTCGTCGAAGGGAACCGCGATGCCGATCTGGAACGGGTTGGCCATGTCAGCGCATCAGCAGCAGCAAGAGTGCTTCGTCCTCGTCACGGGGACGCGGGCGCTTCCCCGGAGCCAGGGTCTTGACGAGGGTGCCGGTCGGGCCGGCCCACTCACCATCGGCGCTGCGCCACGCCCCCGCCCGCCATGCGTTCGTCCGCCACGTCCCCGCTTTCCAGGCGGTCAAGTTCACACCGGGCCCCACTCATCGCCAGCCACGCCAGATCCATATACCGTGGCGGCGTTGATCTTCCGCACGTCCACCGGGATGGTCGTGGCCGCCAGCCGCGCCATGACCTCATCGGCCACCTGAGCGGCGGTAGGCCCGGACGAGCCAGACGTGCTGATGCCCTGCGCCTGCACCGGGACGGTGTACTGGACGCTGACGTTGTAGCTGCCAAGCGTCGGAACGACGGGCACGCCGCCGCCCTCTACGAACAGGTTGCCCGTGATGATGAGTGTGTGATTGCTCTCCATCGGGCGCACGCGCCAGCCGTTGAGCAAGAAGAGGTAGGGCGGGATCGACAGCCCGCCGCCGAGGTCGTCACCGCCCACCTGACGGAACGCCGGCAGCCACCGTCCATTGTCGGTGTCGGCATCCAGCCAGTCGCACCACCGCGACCACAGCTCCGCCGCGGAGACGGAACTGGAGTCGAGGACGATGCGCTTGGTCGGCCCGTCAAAAGTGACAGCCACGAGGCTCTCCTATCAGGAGACGTAGGCCCTATCCTGCTCTGCGACGAGCGAGATCGTGATGCCTTTGGCCCTCGTGATGGTGCCCGTCGCGACCACCGGCTTGGCCACACCCTTGTTGCCCGCTACGACTACGATGGGGGCGTCGTCACCATCAGACCCAGAACCGCGCTGCACGTTGCCGTCGTAATCGTACGTGAAGGCGATGGTGCCAGCATTGATGGTACCGGCGATGTCGATGCCGTCCTTGTCCTTGACGGTAATGGCGCCTGCCGTGCCGTAGTCGTTGCCCGCGTTCGCGCCTGCGTCGTCGGTCGCGAAGTACATGCGGTAGTAGCCGGTGCTCCCGCTTGACAAGAACGAGTTGAACACCAGCGAGCCGGCCGCCGAGTACGGGTAGGTGCGCTGCGCGCTGTTCTGATCGAGGAACACGACCCGGTTGAGATCTGCTGCCTGGATGTTCTCGATGAACACGCCCTGCGTGGTATACAGCGTGTCGCCGACGAAGTAGCACAGGCTGCTCTCGGTCTTGCCGGTGACGTTGCCGGCGCCCTCGTCAATGTCTGTCGCCTGACGCAACAGGTACTGGATCTTGGTGTAGATCTGCTCCAGCGTCGCGTTGTTGCCGTCGATGATCTTGCGGAACGGGTAACTGCCGGCGCCGATAGTCTTGCTCTGATCCGTGCCGTAGTAGGTGATGTCGATCCCGGAGTACGGGGCGCCTGACATCGCACCGTCAGCCGCCTGGATCTTGAGATCCGATCCGACCGCGACAGGCAGCGACACCTTGAACGCGCCGGTGCCAGTGGCGCCGACGTCCGTCAGCGAGGCGTCGTCGTAGGTGTAGCCCTGCTCGCGACAGAAGATCTTGAAGTACGTCCGGCTGTCGAAGTTGCCGTTAGTGGCGTCGCCGTAGACTTGGATGCCCTCGTTGGGCGCGTCGGTGAAGCTGAAGTTGGCTGCTACCCCGCCGCTTGCCTTCTGGTAGTAGAACTGGGAGCCGGCCGGGAACCCCGAAGCGAGCGCGACGATGCCGACGTACTGGCGGTTGAGCACGCCTGCTGCGCTGTACTCGGACCAGCCGCCATCGCGAAGCATCTGGCGCGTGGTGTCGTTGGCGGGCCTCCAACCGTTGTAACTGCCGCCGTCGGTTCCGAACTGGAACTGGCCAGACAGGGCGTCGATGGCGTACATGGGGAATGGGTACTTGTTGTACGCCGACGTTTCCCAGAGCTTGATGAACTTGGAGTACAGCGCCTGCAACGTCACGCCGTCCTTCGCCACCAGATTGCCGGCGGCGATGAGCGTGAATGTCTTGGCCGACGTGTCGAGCGTGATCTCGGTGCCTACGTTGAGGTCGTCGCCGTCGATGAGCTTTGACATGGTGCCTCCTACGAAACGAAGTTGCGGTCAACGACCTGTGAGATCGGGAGCGATACCCCGGAATTGCCTGGGTCGAGGTTGCGGATCGACCACGGGACGTAGCCCTGCTTGTAGACGCAGATGTCCACCGTGTCGACGAGGTCAGCGTCGTACTGCCACGCGAAGGCGCTGCCGGCAATGGCGTCGCCAGACGCAAGCACGGCGGACGTGCCGGCACTGAGGATCACCACGTCCGATCCTGGCTGCACGCCGCTGATCGCGATCTCGGGAACGACGGTAGGCTCCACGCTGAATTGGATCGCGAAGTCGAATATCAGCCACCCGCTCGTGAACGAGACGCTGGTCGTACCGGCCGTCTCCATCGCCGAGCAGACACCAAGGGCTTCGCCCTCGCGCAGCACAATCGGTGCGCCGGGAGTCAGCAGGTTGCCGCGACGCTGCGAACGCGGGGCGAGGGCCATGTCGAAAGCGCCACTCGGCGGCGCCGAGCCAAGCAACTCTGGGAAGTAGCCGAAGTAGCTCGGGCCGACGAGATCCTTGGTGTGCAGATAGGACATCCCTTTCGGGGCGCCTTGACCGATGTCGTTGGCGTAGACCTGTGGCACGCCGGACGGCAAGACCGGCGCGTTGGCGATGAGCTTGGCCTTTGTCGCTGGGAGCGCCCCGTAGTCGGAGTCCATTGGCACGGCGGCGAGCCGCACCAGCGTGTCGTCCTGCGACTGCGCGTCAACCGCAGCAAGCGGGACTAGCTGGAAGTAGGGGGTCGACGTGTCACCCATGTGTGTGACGCCGATCCGCTTGATCGTGACGACATCGGACGCCGAGTCGTTGACGAAAGCGATCAGGGAGTTGCTGTCGCTGCACACCCAAGACATCGTCGAGAATGTAAACGTCCGCTTCGGCGACCCCGCGACAACGAGGTCGCCGGTCACGATCAACGGCTGGGCGTAGTTGGTGCCGTAGCGAGCCGCGTCGGGGAGTAGCGCGAGATGCTCCCCCGGCCGCAGCACGATGCCCTCGACGGAGGAGTCCTTGCGCCGCCCCTGGAACAGATTGTTCGCCCACGGCGAGCCGTGCGACCGCACGCCGGGCAACGCTGTTCCCATGAGCAAAGGGAGGTTGATCGGTAACATCTCGGTGAACGCGCCGAACGCGGCGAACTTCCGCACCTCGATCCCGGTCGGGAGCGTGGCGTCTGTGTCAAGCGAGCAGACCGGCACGACGTAACCGCCGCTCACCGTGCAA